GTCACCAATGTGCACGGTGTTGGTGTTCTCATCATAAGCCGCGGACAGGTCTTCGGCCTTGTGCCCGAGGTTGGTCTTGGCGTCTTCAGGGATGCCGAACTCGATCTTCGGATCGACGCCGAGACGTTGCAGCCGGACCGCCAGCTGGCGGACAAATTCGCTGTCGCCGTTCTGCCGCAGATGCTCCAGCACGTCCTTGCCGGTGCCGCCGGCCTGGACGATATGCTCCAGGTTGACGTCGGACTGGGTGCGCGCATAGGGGTTGGAGATCTTGGCCTTCAGCGGATTGCGCGCCGCCATCAGCCGCGCCTTCACCTCGTCGATCGACAGCACTTTCGGAGCCGCCTTGTCGATGGCTCCCGCCGCCTTGGCCGCCGCGGCGTTGGCCGGCGTGTCGGTCGCCGCCGCGCGCTGGCGCATCTGTTCCTGCTTGGACTGGGCGCGCGCCGCCTGATCGGCCGCGATGCGGGCTTCCATGGCCTGCCGCTCCAGCTGCAGCTGGCTGAGCCCTTGCTTGGTGTCCTCGACGTCCTTGACGCGCCCGCCGGTCAGCGCCGACGTCGCCTGGGCGTCGGCGAGCTTGGTCTCCTGCTTGACCTGCGCCGCCGGTTTCTGCCTGGCCTGGATCTTCTTGATGGTCTGCGCCGTCGCTCCGTCTGGCGGCAGGTTCGGCATCGGGTTGGCGTCGCCGGCCGCCGCGCGTCCGCCGTCATTCGGGTCGAGCGCCGCCGGAGCGCCCTGGGTGGATTTTTCCGCGGCGCGCACGTCGGCGCTGTCGGGCAGCAGGCCATCGCGCTCGCGGGGCTTCCACACGCGGTCGTCAAACTGGTGCAGGTTGTCGACGTCCGCCGTCTCCGGCATGTGCCCGACATCGCGCTGCTCGCGGTCGAACTTGTCCAGAAATCCCTGCGGGATCGGCTGGCCCTTGCGCAGCCGGGTGCGTTCGCTCTCGGTCCAGCGGTTGAGCAGGTTCTTGCCGTCGATCAGCGCCTGCGGATCTTTCGACGCCATGCGGTCGCGGATGTCCTTGGCGGCGTCGGCGAATTTCGGGTCGTCCGAATGTTCGGCCAGCGCGTCCATGTTATGCCACAAGCCATGCTGGGCCTCGTCAATGGAGGGCGGCACCTCGCGGTTATAGGATTTATCTGGCAAGGCCTCGGCCTGCGCGTGCAGATCGGCCATCGGCTTGACGCGCGCCGCCTCGTCGTCGAAGGGCTTGGCGGCGGCCTCGGCGGCGTCCATCACGTCCTTGGCCTTGGCGCGCTGACGCTCCTGCAGCACCGAAGCCTGCTTCTGCGTGGCCTCGTTCAGCATGTTGCGCTTGTTGAGAACCTGGATGTTCTCGTCGTATTTCGCCTTGGCGTCGGCTTTGATCTTGTCGGCCTGCGCCTGGGCGTCGGCGCGGATGTCTGACGCAGATTTCGCGGCGGCGGCGACGCGCTCAGCCGGGCTCTTGCTCTCGCCGGCCGGCGTGTCCTTGGTGATGGTGTCGTCAAGCACGCCGAAATGCTCGGCCAGCTTCTTGAAGCCGGCGGGCGGCGTCTTTCCGGCCTCGTCGTAAGTCTCAAGCTTCGCCTGCAGCTCCTTGACCGCCTCCGGGCGGCTCGCCGCGGTGAGGTCGTCGATGAACGGATGGGAGCCCTTGGGCAGCTCTCCGTAAAGCTCGCCCTTGAGCGCCATGATCTGCGGGGCGCGCGCGCCGGCCTCCTCATCCGTCCACATATAGCGCTGCTTCGGGCTGGGGATCTCAGGCTCGGCCTCTGGCAGCGGAGACGAAAGCGAAGGCTCGCTCCTCGGCAGGTCGAGCGCCATCTGGCTGGCCGGGCGTCGCGCGCCCCGCCCATCTCGACCGTCTCCCATGAAGCTGCCTGTTGGCTCCGCCGTGACCGGCAGAGGAGCCTGCGGCACATCCACCTCCGGCGGCAGCTGGTCGGCCTGCTCTTGGAAGCGCGACCTGAAATCAGGTGCCTCAACTGGGACTTCTGTTTGCGGCGTCCGCGTGACGCCGGCTTCCTGCGCCGCTGCGTCCCATCTGGCCTGCTGGAACTGCTGCGCCTGCTCGGTCTCGTCCGTCGGTGCAGCAGGAGCTGCTGCCTCCTCCGCCGGTGTGGTTGCTGGAACGGTCGCTGCGGCGGTCAGATCCTCGGTCGAGGCGTTGGGGTCGAGTTTCTTGCCGGAAATGCCGTGGATCGCGCCGCCGATGACGCCGCCGGAGATGCCGCCCTGCAGAGCCGAGGTGACGATGTTCTGCGCCCGCTGCGCCGCCGACATATTCGGGTCCATCGTGTCGGTGAGCGCCGTGTCGACGCCGCTCTGCACGCCGCCCACCAGGGCGTTGCTGGCCGCGCCCTTGAGAACGCGAGCGCCCAAAGACCCTTCCAGGCCTTTTTTCATGACGCTTTCGAGCCGACCAGGCATCCAGGAGCCGATCGCCGCCTCTGGAAGCCCCAATCCGACCGCTTTGGCCGCATCTTGTTGGGACAGCTGGCCATTATTGGCCTGTTGCGCCGCCTGGACGTTGCCGCCGATGGCTCCGGGCAGCTGAACCAAACCGCCGCCAAGCGCCGCGCCGACTTTTTGGCCCAATTCGCCGTAGCCAGCCCGCTCCGCGAGCTGTCCTCCGACGCCAAAGCCCTTCATCGTCATGCCTAGGCCCGGAAGCGACTTCAAGACATTGTAGCCGATGCCGGCCGGGCTCGAATAGTCGCCGGAATACTCAGGAATATCAGATTGCTGCGCCGCAGCGTCCTGCGCCGCCGCTTGCGCCGCCGCCCATCCTGATAGGCCCTTCATGCCTAGCGCCGAACCAATGCCCTGCACGCCGCGCGCGCTCAGCCCAGCGAACTCGCGCGCGCCAGTGGCGATCGCGGCGATGGGTGCCCAGGACTTCTGCGGCGGCGGGTTGCCGGCGTTGATCGCCGCAATTCCAGCCGCGGCATCGCCTTGCGGCAGCACCATCTGGGGCAGGTTTTGGACTGCGGGCAGGAACGGATCGGCCATGTTCAGTCCTTAACGGATCGTAGGATTATAGGACATCATCGGGAGCTTGGCGGCGTCGAGGACCGACTGGCGATACCAGGCGTCCGCGCTCACACGATTTCCCTTTTCGTCGACCGCGTATTTGCCGGCCTTCTCCGCGGCGAGACGGTTGGCGTATTCTTGCGCCAGGCTCAGATGCACGCTGTTCATCATCTGATCGGTCGGGCTCATGTTGGTCGCCGGGATCGCGCCGAGCAGCGCCATGGCGTCGCGGTGCGACATGCCCGCCAGCGCGCCTGCGAGCTGGTCCGGCCCCATCGCCAGATGGGCGTCGGTGTGGGCCTTGGAGCCGGCCGGCGGCGGTGCAGCGGGTGCTGGAGCGGGCGCTTGGGTTGGTTTGGCTGGAGCCGCCGTAGGCGCTGCGGGGCCAGGGCTCAGGCCGAAGCCCTGCATGATGCCGTGGCCGGCTTCGGTCATCGGGCCGTTATACAGGGCGCTGAGAGCGTGTCCGGCCGCATGATAGGGGGTCATCACAGCGTCGTTGATCGCTCCGCCAACGGTGCCTGCGATGCCGCCCTGGCCGTAGAGCTGCTGGCTGCGCGCGCTATCTGCGGCGAGCTGCTGCAGGCCTGGGCTGTTCTGATAGGTCTGCGGCGAGATGGCGTCGCCGATCGCGCCGCCGGCCAGCTTGCCCGTGCCATAAGCTCCAACCAGCAAACCTGCTGGGCCTGCCAGGCGCGCGGCCTGCATGGCGATCGGCAAGGCGGCTTCAGGAGCCAGGGCCGCAGCGGCCGGAGCCGCCACTTCAGGGACCGCCGCAGCCGCGGCGTCAGCGCCAGCCACTCCGGCTTTAAGCTTGCCGCCCAGCATGCCGAGGCCTTTGAGCGCCGCCGCGCCGCCGGCCATCCAAGGCAATGTCGAACCCCAGCCTGCGGGTTGTGTGTTCGGATCGTCAGCCATCGTCAATTACCTTCCCAGGAAAATCCGTTGCGGCCGAAGCCCCACTGCATCGGGGTGAACATCTTGCGCATGGCGCTGTCGCGCGCATCCTTGACGTGCTGGTCGAACGTCGTCTTGAAGGCTGCGGCGGCCGGGTTGTCGCCAGCATCGTGGTCGACGACGCGCAGCGCCAGATACGCCGCCCAGTCCAGCATGTCCAGGTGGTGATCCCTGGGGATCTCCGGCACGGCGTCCATGTCGTCCTCGGTGAGGTCGTTGAGCGGCATGCGGACGACGCGCAGATTGAGGACGCTCGGGTAGGGCGCGGTCAGGTAGACCAGCGTCGGTTGCGGATAGACGCGCATCGAGACCACCGAGGTCGAGCCATCCTCGTCGAGGGACAGCTGCTCGTCAGTGGAGAACGCCACGACCTTGCCAGGCTGCAGGCTGGACAGCGAGGACGGGTCGAAGAAATAGGCGTCTGGGGTGTGGTAGGTGCCGAGCGCGGCATGGCCGGCGCGCGCCAGATCGGCGGGCTGGCCGGCGAATTTCGCGGAGATCACCTGCAGCACGCTCGGGTCAAGCTCGTAGGTGTCGGTGTTGGCGTTCAGCGTGACCTGGCAGCACTGCGGCGTGGTGCCGTCACGCAAAATGAGGCTCAACCGCGCGAACCGCCGATGAGCCTCGTTGATGTAGCGAACCAAGGTGCGGTCGGACCAGAGCCTGTCCGATGGCCCAGAGACCTGGTCGGAGCGATCACGCAGGATGTTGTCCCGCAGTTCTTCGACCAGCTCTCGTAGGATCATCTTTAGGCCGCCCTTTTGCCGCCGCCCCTCACCGTCTGATACGTGAACCGCGGGCGGCTGGCGTAGTCTACAACACGTCGGGACAAGGGGTCAATCTTTGGAACCGAGTGGATCGCATTGTCAAGGATTTCCAAGACCCCAAGCGGGAGATCGACTTCCTGGTTCGGCTGGATAAGATAGCCGCGGCCATTGAAGCCAACGAACAGTCCCGTGGGGGGAATGGCGTCGTCCTCATTGAGGATCACGCGCACCGTCTCTGGGAGGCCTTGCGCCACCGCTGTCTTCTTTGCGCCTTTGGAGGCCGCGCCGAAGTCTTCTTCCAAATTGCCGAGGTTATTCGTCGCCATCGTCATCATCCTTCACTGCTGCGTCAAATGTGCTGTCAAAAGAGGAGGTTACGTCGCCGGCTGGGAGGGCCGCGTCGAGGTTGGCCTTCAACCACGCCAGGACGGCGTCGATGTTCTTGAACACGAACTCACGGTCCGGGTCTCGGTACGGCGTGGTGTTCTTGGACGAGAAATCACGGGCGTCGTTGGCCTTCTGGATTTTGGGGTCGGTCACACAAATCATGTATCCGTTGGTCAGGCGCTTGACGCGCACGCTGTCGCTGGACATCGGGGCTACCTCACACGGGTTGTCGAACATCGGCCCTCTCAGGAAAAAGGGCGGGCCGGAGCCCGCCCAGTTGGGGTTTTTCCAGGGAGGAAAACCTTAGCCGAGGACGCGAACGATGATGTTCTTGGACGCCGGGAACGCCGCGGCGGACAGGATGACCGTCGAACGACCGTCGAAAGTTGCGACGGAGACCGCCGAGGTGGCGTCGAGGGTCATGGTTCCGGCGGCGACCGTCTTCAATGTGTTGGTCGCGGCAAGACCACGGTTCCACTGCCATGTGGTGAGGTCGGTGACGTCGATCACCTCGATCTCCTGCGGCTGGAAGCCGACCGGGATGGAGACGGCGTTGCCGTCCGAGGTGAAGTTGAGCGTCAGAAGCTCAGCGCCATCGTTGTAGTAGGGGTTTCCGATGATCGTGCCGTCGCCGACATAGGTCGCGGGGAAGGCAGAACCGTGGAATGTGACATCAATAACGTCGGTGGTCATGGGGATCTCCTGATCCTGGAATTACGGGGCGAGGATGGGGCCGCTTGTGGCGGCCCCTCACTCATTATTGCGAGCAGGCGACTTCAAGGCGAGCCATGAAAGCGTCTTGCAGGATGACCGTGGCGGTCCAGAGCTTCCAGCCCACCGTTCCGCGCTGGCCGAGGGGGTCGCCGATGGCCGGCTTGGGGTTGACGACCATGGGCGTCATGGACGATTTTCCCTTCAGAGGGACCATGCCGAAGGCGTCGCGGCCGAAGATCAGGATCGGATAGACGTCGAGGTTGACGCCCGAGGTCGAGCGGCCCGATGTCGAGCCCGAAGCGCCGGCCACGAAGGAGCCGATCACCGCACCGGCGTCAGCCCATGGGGCGAACACGGTGGAGGTGAGGTAGCGGACCTGCTCCAGAGAGCCGATTTCGCCCTCGAACGGCGTGGTGTGCGGGCCGTAATCCGCCACGACCTTGAAGTTGGCGAGCGAGCGCAGATCGCTTTCGAGATCGGGGTGGCAGATCGCCATGTAGCTGGCTTCGACCGACTTCGTGTTGAAGTCCGGCGTGGAGCCGACGACCTGGGTGATCTTCTTGGCGTTCTGGCGGTTCAGCGCCGTGGTGACGCCGCGCTGATCGACAAGCGCGATCGGCGTCGCGATCAAGGTGCGCGAGGCGACCTTGTTGGCGTAGAAGACGTTCAGACCGGCCTTGAGCACGTTGAAGCGCAAGGTCTCCACGGTCACCGCGGCCTGCTCGCCGAGGATGTCGGTGGCGTTCTGCAGGACAGGATCGGTGTGGGTGTCTTCGATCACGTCGGTGATGGTGACGAAGTCGCCATACTGCGCGAGCTGGACGGTGTAATCCTGGTTGGCCAGGACCGAGCCGTTGGGCGTCACGCCTTCGACGAGCGGCGTGGTGGCGACCGGGATGTAGAAGCCGGAGCCGGGGGTCTGCGTGCCGGCCGAGCCGCCAGCGCCAGACAGGAAGTAGCGGCGGAACTTGGCGGTCTGCGTCGAATTGGTCGGCAGCGGATAGGTCTGGCCGAACTTTTCGATATGCAGATAGGGCATCGCGCGCTTGAGCATGCGAACCACGGAATAGGCGGCGACTGCCGGGGAAATATCGCCATAACTGGTCATTGCCGTCATTGGACTGGCTCCTTACGAGGGGTCAAGATTGCCCGGCAAAGGCTGCAAAGGCGTCCTCGAATGTCGAGGGCTCACCCTTGGCCGCTACCGACCGTTTCGATCCGACTGGGGCCAGTGCGGCAGCCGCTTGTTTGGCAGCCGCAGGCAGCTCGGTTTCTTTCGCTGCGGGCGCGGCGCTGGCGGCGGCTGTGGCCGCTGGCGCTACACCTGTGGAAGCTTTGTATCGGTTGATGAGATCAGCGACCTCAGTGACCGTCCCTTGTTCGATAACATGCTTGTAAGCCACCTGCAAGTAGGATGGTTGCGTTTCAACCCAGTCGAGCACCTTGTCACGAACGGTGTCGTAATCTGGGGCGGCTTGATGCAGATTAGCGGTGTGCTGCTGCTCCATCACACCGAAGGCGGCGTCCTGGATGGGTTTAAGCACCTTGGCGACTTCGTTAA